AACGTGAAGCTGACTACACACGGAAAACGCAGAAACTAGCAGAAGAGCGCAAATTTGTGGAGTCTGAGTTTCAGCAAGTACGTGGTGAGCGTGAACAATACGCTCAGATTTTGGGGCAATTACAGCAAAAATTGCAGGAGTTTGAACCAGCAGAGCCTGATTGGAACCGCTTAGAAGTTGAAGACCCGACTGAATATGCCCGTCAATGGACATCACATCAGCGCCGTCTTCAACAGAAAAATGCGGTTTTCTCAGAGCAAATGCGGGTTCAGCAAATGCAACAAGCTGAAGCACAGAAGCAGATCCAATCTGTCTTAGCACAAGAAGTTGTTACTTTGAAAGAGAAAATTCCAGAATGGAAATCTCCAGAGAAGGCTAAAGCAGAAGGCAAAGCTTTGCTGGAATACGGTCAGAGCATTGGCTTTTCCGAGCAGGAACTGAATGGTATTTCTGATTCACGGGCATTGCTTGCACTCCATAAGGCGTGGAAGTATGACCAGATGATGAGTAAACGTCCAGAACTCCAAGCGAAGATTAAAAAAGCTCCACGCATGGCAACTCCAGGTTCAGCAGGTAGCGTGAGTTCCAAGTCTGGTGATATCAATAACGCAAAAAAACGTCTTGCACAGACCGGAAGCGTCAGAGATGCCGCATCCCTTTTCGAAAAGTTTTTTTAAGGAATTATCATGGCCGCAGTGACCAACACCTATACCCGATATGATGCCAAAGGCATTCGGGAAGATCTTTCAAACGTCATCTATCAGATCTCGCCGGAAGAAACTCCATTCATGAGTAACATTGGCCGTGAGAACGTGTCCAATACATTCTATGAGTGGCAGACTGATGATTTGGCATCCGCAGTAACGACCAACGCCCAAATTGAAGGCGATGACGTTACATCGTTCACAGCAGTGACTCCTACAGTTCGTTTGGGTAACTACACCCAGATCAGCCGTAAAGATGTCATCATTGCTGGCACTCTGGAAGCCGTTGATAAAGCAGGTCGCCGCAGCGAACTGAGCTATCAAATGGCCAAAAAATCCGCTGAAATTAAGCGCGATATGGAGTCCACAATGCTGGCTAACCAAGCCGCTTCTGCTGGTTCTACCTCTGCTGCTCGTACATCCGCTGGTTTGCTGGCCTTCTTGAAGACCAACACCAACGAAGGTACAGGCGGTGCTGACCCAACCTACACAACCATTCCTACTGATGACCGCACAGATGCCACCGCTGGTGACCTGCGTTCGTTCAGCGAAGTGTTGCTGAAGGATGTGATCCAGAAGGTCTGGACACAAGGCGGCAACCCATCCATCGTTATGGCTGGTCCTGTTAACAAACAGAACCTGTCTAAGATGGCTGGCATTGCTGGTCAGCGTTTCAATGCTACTGGCGCAAAGCCATCTACCATCATCGGCGCTGCTGACATCTACGTCAGCGATTTCGGTAATGTGAGCATTGTTGCTAACCGCTTCCAACGTGAACGCGATGTGTTCGTGCTTGATCCAGAATACGCAAGCGTTGCTTATCTGCGTCCTTTCCAGACAGTCGAGCTGGCCAAAACAGGCGATGCTGAGAAGCGTATGCTGTTGGTCGAGTGGGGCTTGAAAGTGAAGAACGAGAAAGCCCACGGCGCTGTTTATGACCTGAACAGCACAATTCAGTAAAACTGAATAAAAGGGGGGAGGCAAAAAACCTCTCCCCTTTTTTTATCCTATTACGACCATGACATCTAAACTTTTTGACTTTGATCCCTTGATGGGAACAAAAAAAATGTGGCATTACGATGATGCTACGGATGAGGCAGTGATTGAAACAATCATTGATGTATCAGGCGTTGTTGCTGACAACCAACAGAAATTCAATTCATTTGATGAAAAGGCCAATTGGAAAGGCGATATGCACCATGTTGCATCAATTCCTATGGCACTCTACTATCAAATGAAAGCAGAGGGGAAACTTGATGATCAAGCTTACATGAAGCGTTGGCTCAATTCGCCAGAGAACAGATTTTTCAGAACACGACCAGGGAAAGTGTGATGGGCAGACCAACTGTGCCTTTAGAAGACAAAATTGCCAAGTACTCTTTACCAGAGGCACTTACTGGATGCACGTTGTGGCTTGGCCCAACATCTAATGGCTACCCTAGGATTTCTTTAAAAAATAAGGAATTCAGGGTCAGCCGTTATTTGTACAAAAAAACGTATGGCGATTTTGCAGGTGACTTGAATGTTTGTCACACTTGCGACAATCCTTTGTGTGTCAATCCAGACCACTTTTTTCTTGGTACGCACACCGAAAACCAACAAGATAAGTTTAGTAAAAACAGGCAAGCAAAAGGCGTATCACATGGCTGTTCAAAATTAACAAATGAACAAGCAATGATGGCAAAATTTACGACTATCAAGCCCACTGTTTTGGCTAAAGAATTTGGTTGTTCTGCAACGATAATTAGGCAAATTCGCCAAGGCAAGTATTGGAAACATTTGGAGAAGTTTAATGGACAGTAAGACCATTGGGGTTTTAATCCCAACACGGGACTTTGTTAACGCTGGATTTGCATACGATCTTGCACGGTTAGTTGGTTACACAGTTGGTACATCTCACCATAAGGTGGTTTTGTACACAAGTTCTGGAACATTGCTGTCAGCACAGCGTCAGGATTTGGCTAAATCAGCTATTGAAGCTGGTTGCACCCATACCTTGTGGCTTGACAGTGATATGCGGTTTCCAAAAGACACGATTATTCGTCTTTTGAAGCATGACACTGGTATTGTTTGCGCTAACTACGCCAAGCGCAGATTCCCAACGGAACCTATTGCTGTACGAAAAAATGGTTCTGATGAGGATGCAAAAACGATTCAGAGGGTATATACTGAGGACCATTCAACCGGATTGGTTGATGTAGATTACTGCGGCATGGGCGTAATGCTTGTCAAAGCCGAGGTCTACAAGACAATGGAATATCCTTGGTTTGCTATCCCTTGGGTTCCAAACGCACAAGACTACATGGGTGAAGATGTTTGGTTTTGTCGCAGGGCTGCTGAAAACGGCACAAAAACTTACATTGACCAAGACCTTTCAAAAGAGGTCAACCACATTGGTTCGTTTGAATTCAAGCATGAACACACATTAGCGTGTAGGGATGTAGAAAATGGCACTTGATACTTATGCTGGGCTAAAGGCAACAATAGCGGATTATCTCAACCGGGATGATCTGACTTCTGTCATTCCAAGCTTTATTGCCATTGCTGAAGCAAAGTTCAACCGCAAGGTCCGTACTCGGCAAATGATCAAACGGGCCGAGGCACAAATTGAAAGCCAGTTCTTTGCCTACCCTTCTGATTGGCTGCAAGCTAAAGAGTTTCAGCTAAACGTCAACCCAATTGTCCGGTTGCGTTTTGTAACAGAGGCGCAAGGCGATGAATTGAAAGCCAGCAAGTACATTACTGTTGGCCAACCACTGTATTACACAATCACTGGTAGCCAGTTGGAATTTATCCCAACTCCAGACGTTACATATTCTGCAGAACTTACATATTATGCTAAGATTCCTGCGCTGAGTGATTCAAACACAAGCAACTGGCTTTTGGCCTATGCCCCAGACTTGTATCTGTACGGAGCTTTGATGGAAGCTTCACCGTACTTGAAAGACGATGAACGTCTAGCCGTGTGGGGTCAGTTATATGCTAACTCCCTGGCCGACATTGAAGTAGCAGATCAAAGGGCTTCTGTTTCTTCAACTCCTATTGTCCGTGCCCGATCCTTGGGGTAATAAATGGCTTCTTTTACAGACTACACAGAAAATCTGGCGCTGACCTGGTTGTTTACAGGCTCGTCAGCAACTCGTCCTACAGCTTGGTATGTCGGCCTATTCACGGCTGCTCCTAGCGACACAGGTGGCGGTACTGAGGTTTCTGGCAGTGCTTATGCTCGTGTAGCTACAGGAACAATTTCTGGTAGTGGTACAGCAACCACGTTTACCAACGCAGCGGCTATTGAATTTGCTGCTGCTTCTGGCGGCGACTGGGGGACTATTGGTTGGGCTGGTATTTT